TCCTTTTGCAAAAGAAGCTGCAATATCGCAGCTTTGCTTATTTTGCCTTATCCATTATCCATGTCAAGCATTTTAATAAGCCTTATAGCAGCATCAACTGAGTCTATTCGGCTGACTGCTCCACCTCGCCAGTTTTGCATAAATTTGACTTGTGGTTCAGTATATGGTGCTTTTTCAGAGCTTTTAACTTCTACAAATACTGTTTTTCCTTTATAACCAATAGCTAAATCTGGTGTCCCTTGTCCAACTCTTGATAAATCAATTACAGAAGCACCAAGAGCAATAAATGTATGCACTATGGTTTTTTGGTTTTCATCAACTCGTTTTTTGTAATAAGTCATTTACTCTTTCTAGCAAATCTTCTTCAGAGAAACCCCAATATTTTGCAAATCCTTTATGCCCAAGCTGGTGAACTGAGGAATTTCCAAGCCTGTGATGGATAGCGCACAAAGGGATGACAGGCGCAAGGCTTCTTTTGCCTCCAAATCTTCTAATATGGTGCATTTCTGTGGGGGAATCGTCAATATTTCGTACTTCAAGTTGTTTGCATAAAATGCAGCCATATCGTGCCAATTGAGCATAGTGGTCTTTTTCAGCTTTAATAGCCATGATTGGCAAACTCTCCATGATATTTATGTCGCATTGTATCTATTACAAATTTAGCAACATTTATATCAAAATAATGACCAAATTCAGTAAATTTTCCATTTATGTAAAGATACACTCTCCATTTTTTTGTTTTTTTATTCCAACAAACACCTTTAATGCCAGAGGTATTTTTAATATTTATTTTTGCATTACATTGATTTTGACTATTTGTCGCAGCTCGTAAATTTTTAATACAATTATCGGTTTTAATGCCATTTATATGGTCTATACATTTAGGAAGATAGCCATAATGAAATAAAAATATCAATCTATGAGCTGTATGAGCTTTTCCTTTAATTCCTATTCTCCAATAGCCATCTTTTTGTATTGAACCCGCTTTATTACCAATTTTTGTTTGAGAATTTGCGTTTATTTTCCAATACAAATGACCTTCTTTATATTCAAAAAGCTCATGTAACAATTTTTGATTTAAAATATTTAAATCCATATCAACTCCTATTTAATTGGTTGGTAGAAACCCTTAGATAGCGCAAACTACTAAGGGTTTTGTTTATTTTACTATTGATGCGTAATATCCTCAAGCTTTAAAACGACTTCTACGAGGTCATTGGCTATTTGGTAGGCTAACCCCTTATCTTGGTTAATACAAGCGGTGTAATAGGCTTCTAATAGCTTCTTAGCGGTTAAATAAGGAATAGAAAAGTCTTTCATGTTGTTGCTTTCTCAATAAATCGGTTATTGGCTTGATTTGTTCTCCAAATATCTACCCTTAGTTGTGCACCAATAAGTTGAAATTTAAGCTTTTCCTCAGTTTCTACGGCAACTTTAAGTCCTTCAAGCAACTCTCTGTATTCGCTTCTAGCGTAAGCATCACGTTCTTGACCAGCCATTGTGTCTACACCAGCTAAAAACGCTTCTTGCATAAGCAAAGCTTTCTTAGACTTACGAAATTCTTCAAGATAAATGCGTTCTGCTTTAGCTTTAGCAAACAATCCAGCGTTTTTAAGTAAAAAGTCTACTGCTGCATTTGGGTCAATGTTTTCCATTATTGGCCTTTAAAGTTAATTTTTTCCAAATAATGCTTGCCCACATTCATTTCTTTAGGCATAGGCATACCATCTTCATCATTTACAAAAGTACGCTTATCAAGCTCTGCCATGATATTTCTTCGAGTTTTTAGCAAGTTTTTAGGAATATGAAGCTCTTGCAATCCCATATCAAACAGACCTTCACTTACTTTTGCATCAGCCATATCAAAAAATGTTGTTTTATTGTTGCCTTTAAAAAACTTATCAGGAGCTGTGCAAATATCAAAAAGGTTTCGCAATTTATCGTTTTGATGGATTCTTGCTGTCACCTGGTCATTCTTATGGGGTTTAAGACCAAAATGAAAACGGCAATAAAAACGGCTTTCTCCTTTTGTTCCAGCAGAAATAGTGCCAGGCAGACCGCAACCATAAGCATTGCAGCCTAATGGTTGACCTTCTTGTTTTGTTTCTTCAGTAGCCCCAAATTTAACAAGCTTGGATTTCATAGGTATTTCCTTTCAATAATCTTTGTAAAGTTGGTAGGCTTAATAACCCATTCCAAATCGGCTAAAAATGGCCTTCTGTCCTTAGACTGCGTTCTACCAGTTAAAAACTTGGAATTTTTAATAAATTGAAAAAAGTCGTTTTTAAACCAATCCAATGCTTCTTCGGTGCTTTTACATTCAAACTCAATAAACAATTCCCTCCAGCGTTGCTTTAAATGCGCTTCTCTTGTTTTATTCCAAGAAATGACCTTTGGTAGCTCTGGAAGGGTTTGATGATAAATATCAATAATTGCCTGATGGGGGCATGGTGGAATCTTTGAGTCCACGAATATATCTGTCTCTGTCTCTGTCTCTGTCTCTGTCTCTGGTCTATCATGTTGATATCCTTCTGATATCGTATTGATATCAACTTGTTCCAACCAATGAGAAAGACTGCTTAAAATCTTTGTAAGTTCTTGTTTTTTAAGCCTTAATCTAAAAGCAAGAATTTCCAATGAAGGTAAACATCCTTCATATTCACTAGCAATAAGCCAAAGATTAATTAAAGTCTTAGAAGCTAATGGGTCAAGCTCAAACCAATCCAAATCGTCTAATAAATCACGATAAAGTTTTACCCAAGGCGGTCTTCTATCTTTAAAATGCTGAAATCTTGACCAATTTTTTATTTTATAGGTCATAAGATTCTTTCCTTTTTTTTGCTTCTTCAGCATCTAAAATTAACTGGTCAGCATTTTTTATAACTTTTCTAAATTGTCCAATGGTCAAAGCAACAATTCTTGGCTCGCCATCCATCCAACTTTCAGCTTTAAAGCAAATAAAACCAGTATCGCCAGCATAAACTTCAATTTCATCTTGTGATTCAAATTTCAACATTTTCTTTCCTTTATCCAAAGTAAATAAGCATCCGCTTATAAATAAACATCTGGTCTTAGCATCTCCCTTGTAATTCGACCTTTTGACAATTCTTCAATCTTGCGTATATGTTTTATGGGTATGTTTGTGCGAGCTTTCCATTGATAGATAGCTGTTTCCCTAAGCCCCAAAAGCTGTGCAAGCCGATAAAGGCTGCCAAACTCGGTCTTTAATTCCAAATAAATGTCCATAATTCCCCCTAAAGTTGTGTTATATTAGCACAAATAAACAAAAAAACAACAAAGAAAAAATATTTAATTAAAAGTGTTGCAAAGTGGTTTTTTAGTGTATACTGGAGTCTAGTTCAACAAGTGATGAAGGGAAAGTGAAATGAAAACAGAAAAAGAATTTAACCAAGAATCAAAAAGATTAGGCCTTTGGTCTGACCCTTGTGTTGCTTTAAATGATGCAGAACCATTTGAAGGTCAAGAAAATTATTGGGAGTTAGCTTTTAATTGTTTACAACAAGGAGCTGCTTTTCGTCTTACAGAAGCTGGCTTAAATCCAACAGATTTTGGTATTGATTATTAATTGATAGAGGAGAAAGTGATGAAAGAAAAAATCATAAAAGTTGTAGGTGTAATTGTTCTTGGTGCAATTCTTGGCGCAATGTTCGCTTGGGGGTTTTAATCATGAGAATGAATAGAGCTGATGCCTACTACGAACCAGAAAATGACTACATGGATTCTGACGAACTACAAGCAGAAGTAGCCGACCTAATGAAAGATGAATACAACCCTTGCACCTGGAGCAATTTCAACGAGGCTTTTGCAGCAACTCAAAACAAAGACGATATTGCAGCTTTAGAAGAAATGCTTGAAAAGCGAGATTTTGAAGCTTTAGGTCGTAAGCTTTGGAATATGTCTTACGAATACATGGAAGATTTTGCAACTGGCAAGATTACAGGCCAATATTAAGGGATGACTATGAAAACATTTAATGAATTACGTCTTATTAATGTCAATGAACATACAGAACGCAAAGGTAAATTTACTTACCTTTCTTGGACTTGGGCAGTAGACCAGCTTCTACAAAACGACCCAGCAGCCACTTGGACTTTTGGTGACCCTGTTTACTTTAACGAATCAGTTATGGTTTTTTGCACAGTAACAGCAATGGGTAAATCAATGACTTGCCAAATGCCTGTTATTAACAATATGAACAAAGCCATTTCTAACCCTAATGCAATGGATGTCAATACTGCCATGATGCGATGCCTGGTTAAGTGCATTAGCTTGTTTGGCATTGGTTTGTATATCTATGCTGGTGAGGATTTGCCTGATGAGGAAATACCTGATTTAACCGCAGAAGCTAATTTATGGGTAGATTCCATTATGAATTGCACCAATATTGATGAGCTTAAGGTTACTTATGGGAAAGCTTATGCAGCCCTTAGCAAAGATAAATCCGCAGTAGAAAAGATTGCTAGTGCTAAAGACCTACAAAAAGGCACTTTAATGGCATTGCAATCATGACCTGGGCAGATAAAGTAGCTATTGCTACGCTAGTAATAGCTTCTGTAATCCTAATGTCAGTAATTCGTTTGGCTATTTGTTTGGGGGGTATATGAATGAACCAATAGCGTGGATGGAAACTTATAAAGGTGAACCAAATAATTTAGATTGGGATAAAAACAATTTGTATTGTGAAGGCGAATTTCACAATGTTGTTCCACTCTATACCCATCAATATCAAAGACCGCACAACACAGTATTAGTGCCATGCGATAAGTTAGCAGAAATGCAAGCTGAAATAGAAGCGTTGAAACAA